CCCGCCTGACGCACGTCATCTACCTGTCGCAGGACGAGGTGGAAGAGCGCATCCGCCGGGGCCTGTTCAGGAAACCACCGAACGACAGCAGCGCAGACAACACCAGCGAGTACGACGATAAGGGCGTCCCGGCGCCACGCGAGATTCCTCCCATCGGCGTAATCCGGGAAGCGGAGAACGAGATCGACGGCATGCAGCCGGGTGCGCCCGACGAAGACACGCCGATCATGTTTCTTGAACAGCACATGTGGCTGGATCTCGACGGCGACGGTCTGCGCGAACCCTACATCGGCTTTGTGCGCCACGACGACGGCGTTCTATACCGGCTGGTGGCCCGCTTCGAGAAAGACAAGGTTGAGTACAACGCCGCTGGCGAGATCGTACGCATCGAACCTGAGCACTACTTCACGAAGTACGAGTTCATTCCCGCGCCTGACGGCTCGATCTATGGAATGGGCTTTGGCATGCTTCTCGGCGCCACGAACGAAGCCATCAACACGCTCATCAACCAGTTGACCGACGCCGGCACGATGTCTAACCTCGGCGGCGGGTTCCTTGCGCGCGGCGTGCGCGTGCGCGGCGGCGAGTACGCATTCCGGCCGCAGGAGTGGAAACGCACTGACTCCACCGCGGCGGACCTCAAGAACGGGATCTTCCCGCTTCCGATCCGCGAACCGTCGAACGTGCTGTTCCAGTTGCTGAACCTTCTCATTGACTGGGGTTCACGCATTGGTATGGCCACAGACGCGGCCACCGGCCAGAACCCGGGCCAGAACCAGAAGGTCGGCACAACGCAGGCCGTGATCGATCAGGGTGAGAAGGTCTTCAACGGCATCTACAAGCGCACGTATCGCGCGATGAAGCATGAGTTCCGCCTGATCTACCGCCTGAACTACCTCGCCAAACCGCCGACCGGCAAGTTCGATTACTCGGATGAGTCAGGACAAGGGGGCTTCGCGCTGTGGACAGACTACTTCGAGTCGAACAAGGCAGTCGTGCCGGCCGCAGACCCCAGCATCTCTTCTAAAGAGAAGATCATGGAACGCGATTCGGCTGTCAACCAGCTGGCGGGCTCTGTGCCGGGCTTCAACCGGTACGCGGTCACGCGCCGGCTGCTGGAGAACATGGAAGTACCGAACATCGACGAGATCTACCCGAAACCCGGCACGCCGGGCGCCGCCCAGCCGCAGCCTCCGTATCAGGTGCAGGTGGCCCAGATCAAGGCCCAGACCGAGCAGATGAAAGCGCAGGCGAACGACCGCCGGCACCAGCTGGAGCTGATGCAGGATGCGCGCCTGAACATGGCGAAGATCCAGCAGCTCGAAGCGCAGGCACTCAAGCTGCGTGCAGAAGCAGGCGTAGCACAGAACCAGCAGTTGATCGACCTCATGGACGCCGAGCTCGGCGCCGCGAAACAGTTTCAGGATCAGCTGAACGGTTCCATCCAGAATTACTCGCAGATTTTTGACCAGATGAACCAACCGCAAGGAGGCGAAGGTGGACAGCAGGGAAATCCTAAGCAGGGAGCAGTGGCAGGCATGGCGGCAGGAGGAGGGAACGCAGGCATTTCTGGCGTTTCTCCGGGCGCAGGTGGATGAAGCCAAGCAGGCATGGGGCAAAGGGCAGTTCACCAACGCCTCCGCGGGGTATAACGAGATCGCTGTCGCAAACATCGCTGCAGTCGAGAACGTTCAGTTTTGCGAACGCATTATCGCAATGGAATATGAGGACTATCAAACCGCAATGGAGAGAACGTAAATGCAGAATGAATCGGGATTTTTGCCACTCGGGCACCGTCTGCTGGTGATGCCGGACGTGGTGCAGAAGAAGACCGCAGGCGGCATTCTGCTGCCCGAAGAAACAACCGGCCGCGATGAAATGGCGCAGGTCAAGGGTACGGTAATCGCAGTGGGGAACGGCTGCTGGAAAGACACGACGGTCAGCGAGTGGGCGAAGCCGGGCGATCGTATCGTGTTTGGCAAGTACTCGGGCCTGTTGTGGAAAGGACATGATAACGTGACCTACCGCATCCTGAACGATCTCGACGTAGTAGGACTGGAGATTGAAAATGCAAGCTGAACTGGAATCAGGGAATGAATCCCTTGACAATCCGGAAATTCCGGAATACCTTCCTCAGGGTGAAGTTGCCGATCCACAGGACGGCGTAGAGGACCAAGCGCGGGCACTGGGCTGGAAACCGGAAGACGAATTTACCGGCGACAAGGCGAAGTGGACGGACGCCGCCAAGTTTGTAGAAGTACACGGACGCAACAACGGTGCGCTCCGTAAGGCGCTGGATCGTCAGGCGGACGAGCTTGCCGACCTGAGGCGCCAGATGCAGGGCATGGATGCCGCCCACAAGAAGATTTTCGCTCTTCAGATCAAAAAGCAGAAAGACGAATTCGACGGACAAGTCGCGTTCCTTAAAGCACAGAAACGGGAAGCCCTCAGGCAGGGCGAACACGAAACTGCATCCGATCTCGACGAACAACTTGATTCGTTGCGTGAACGCGGTCCAGATCTCCCGGAAACCCCTACCGCACAAACCTCAAACGTAACTCCCGGGCTTCCAGCCCACTGGCGAAATAACAAGGTGCTTTCCGACTGGGCAGACCGCAACGCGTGGTTTGACAAGGACGAAGACCTTTCGACTTACGCCGGCGGTATCGGTCAGCAGTTGCGCGCGCAAAACCCGGCAATGCCTTTCGACACGCTGCTCGAAGAAGTCACCGCGCGCGTACACAAGGCGTTTCCGCACAAGTTCGCGCCGACTCGCCGTAACCCTGTTGAGGCTTCGACGCCTGGGGGTAGCGGATCGGGCACCGGGAAAACGTACGCATCACTGCCGCGCGACGCGAAGGCAGCATGTGACGAGGCGGTTTCTGAAGGCGGTATGACTCAGAAACAGTGGGTAGAGCTGTACTACGGATACGATGACCGGAGGAAACGTTAAATGACTCGCAGCAGAGAACGCCTTGAAGCACTGGCCGCCGGCGTCGGCATGGATAATTCGGATCTGGTGGACGGCACCGAAACGTCGGTGCGCAACCAGAACGATCGCGACGTAGCGCGCACATCCACGCGTGAGCGCGGAGTGTTCAACGGCACGAACAAGAAGATGGACGTGCTCACGAAGATTCCAGGCTATCAGATGCGCTGGTTCAACGATACGCCGGGCCGCATCGATACCGCGATCTCGCGCAGCTGGTGGGAGTTCGTGAGCCAGGACGAAATCGCGATGTCGGACACGAACCGGGTTGTGGAACGCAACTCGGATATCGGAACGAAGGTGCGCGCGATCGTAGGCACGACCGACCAGAACGAACCGCTTTACGCCTACCTGCTGAAGATCAAGCAGGAATGGTTCGACGAAGATCAGACCGAAGCTTCGACAAAGCTTCGCGACGACGAGCGGCAAATGATTCGAAACGGCGGCATGAACGCTGACCGTATTAACGAAAAGTATTTGCCCGACCAGCGTAAGCAGTCTCTTACGATGAAGCAAGGCGAGTTCAAGCAGGCCGCAGGTTAAACAGGAGAAACAGCATGGCAAACGTGGTCGCTCCGCACGGGTTTCAGCCGATCAAAGGGATCGGCATGTACACCGGGCAGACAAACATTTACTTCATCCCCGCAACGGATACGAACCAGTACAACATCGGCGATGCAGTGAAGTCCGCCGTCGGTAGCGATCCGCAGGGTTTCCCCACCGTCATCAAATCGACGGGCGCAGGCGGCGAGTTCCAGCGGGGCGTGATTGTTGGCGTTCTGCCGGTGCAGGCTGTCGGTACGCCTTCGGTTATCGGCGTGCCTTTGCAGCTGGAAATCATCAACATTCCGGCCACCAAGACGCGCGGTTACTACGTCGAAGTGTCGGATGACCCGAACCAGATCTACCAGATCCAGGACGACGGTTTGACGGCTCTCACGGCCGCAGCAACCAGCAAGAACGCTACGTTCACGGTCGCGAACCCGACCGCACCGCTCCAGATCTCGGCTACCACGCTGACTTCAGGCACGGTTGCAGTGACGGCCACGTTCCCGCTCAAGATCATGGGTCTGTATCAGGCAGTCGCCCCGGGCGGCGGCAATACGTACGGTGTCAACGCCGTGTGGGTTGTGAAGTTCAACCTGCATGAACTCAATGCTGCTGGCGTGGCCGGCGTTTAACAAACAGGGGAATAGACCATGGCAGGCGGAGTAATTACCACAGGCAGCGAACCCGAGACGAACCAGGAATGGAAAGCACTCGTCGATGTGTTCAGCTCCAAGAAAGCGTACGAAGAAATCGTGCAGATCGTCGGCTACGCGCCGGCGCCGGCGAAAGCTGAAGGCACGCCCACGACGTACGACTCGGAATGGCAGGGCTACATCACGCGATTCATCCACATCGCGTACGGCCTCGGCTACATCGTCACGCAGGAAGAAATCGACGACAACCTGTATCCGCAAGTCGCGGCAGAACGCACCGAAGCGCTTGGCTTCTCATTCCGCCAGACCAAGGAAACGATTGTTGCGAACTTCTACAACAACATGACGACGGTCGCGGGTTCGGACGGCGTTCCGGTCATCTCGGCGGCGCACCCGCTACAAGGTGGCGGCACGGGCACGAACACGCTGACGGTTCCGGCCGACCTGTCCGAAGCCTCGCTTGAGGATCTGACGATCCAGATGTGGTTGACGACGGATGACCGCGGGAACCGTATTTCGTTGATGCCGCGTTCGCTGATCGTGCCGGCGCAAGAGATGTACAACGCGCAGCGGATTCTGAAGAGCACTTTCCAGTCGGGAACCGCGAATAACGATATCAATGCGCTTAAGTATCTCAATATGTTCCCCGAAGGTATCAAGATGAACCGATACCTGACGGCGCCGCACACGTACTTTATCCGTACGAACATCATGGCGAAGCAAGGTCCGATCCTGTTCCAGCGGAATCCGATCAAGTTCAGCGATGATGGTGACTTCGATAGCGGCAATATGAAGTACAAGGCGTACGAACGCTATTCGGTCGGAATGGCCGATTGGCGGGGTGTTTTCGGCGTAGCCGGCCCGTGATAGGCCACGCAAGCTAGCCATGACGGGGACTACGGTCCCTGTACTTCTATCGAGTGAGGTACCATGAAAGCACGTAAAGCGAACATCAACACCCCGACTGATCACAAGAAGAAAAAGAAGATGCCGGGTCTTCAGGGGTCGGCCAATATGTCTGGACCCGAAAAGCTGTTGTCGGCCTCGAAGCCGGCGCGCGGTGCCGCGAAGAAAACGGGCGCCAAACGGGTCAACCAGAAAAAGACGGTGTATTGATCATGAGCAACAAAAAGAATCGCCCCGATGTTTTGCAGGACGGCTCGCGCATTGTGGGCGGTTCTGACCGCGGTAAAGTCATCACCACGCCGCAAAGCGCGGTGAAGAATCCTTCCAGCGTGCCGGGCACAGATGCCGCCTGTCACGCCTATCTTTCAGGCGCTGGTAAAAAGCGATTCGATCGGAGTGAACAGTAATGGCTTCCCCTACCCGTTTCCCCCAGGGCGTCACAAACGCCGCCCCTTGGCAGTTTTTCAGCGGTTTGGGTCTTCCCAATCCGTTTTTCTACCATCAGTTCGCTGATGATTTTGACGTTGTACCTACCACGGCGCTCCCTAACGGTTGGACAATTACCGCGGCGACTGGCACCGTCACCCAGCCCCTGATCAGCGACGGCGGCGATGCGCTTCTGTCCACCACTGGCGTGCTGAATGATTTCGTCTCGATCCAGCGCACCGCGGCGACCTTCATGCCGGCGGCCGGCAAGAAGACGTATTTCATCGCGAACCTCACGCTGTCGGATGTAGTCGCATCGGCGTTTGTAGCGGGCATGATGCCTAGCACGGTCACGCCTTTCGTGAACCCCGCAAACGGCATCTGGATCTCGAAGGCAAGCGGCACGTCGGTTATCAATCTGAATGTGGCAAACAACAGCGTCGTCACGACGACTCCGTTTCCAGCGAGCGCGTTCACGTTGACCAACAACGTATCGTTCGACGTGGGTTTCCTGTACACGCCGGGCAGCCAGCGAAATGCCGGTGTTCCGCGCATCGTCGGCTCGATCGGCCCGAATCTCGTCGGCTATATCCCGCAAAGCGGAACCGGCGCGGCGAACTCGACGAACCGCACGCCGAACGTGGCGAGCCCGGTAACCGTTCTGGCTACGCTGACGAGTACCGTTCTGGCGCCGGTGGTTGCGGTGCAAGCGGGCGCGGCGGCAATCAAGACGATGACCGTCGATTACGTCGGCGCGTTCCGGGAGCGTTAAAATGGCGATCACACGCCCGGTTACCTTCTCGCAAGCCATCATGGGCGATGGGGAAACGACCCTGCTGGCACTCGATCTGGCTCCCCAGATCGCCCAGCAGGGATTGCCTGTCGGCGCGGTCCCCCAGCTTCTGGTGTCGGTCACTGTCAGCGACGGCTCTCCGGTGACTGCGGTTTTGAGCGGCCAGTCGATCAACATTACGTTCGGCGTGCCGCCGGCCGCACTTGCCATCCGCACTCTGGTTATCGTGCTGGGCTTCTAAGGAAACATCATGGCTGCGGTCATCACAACGCGCATCATGGAGGACGGGCCGCGGAACGCGGTTCTCCTCATCAACGGCACAGAAGCCGCCGGCAGCGCTCCGGGACCGAATCAGGTCATCATCCTGCCGACGCAACTCGGCTTCGTAGACATTACCCGGCAGCAGCGCTGCGCATCCCTTCGTGTCGATACGATCGAGTGGGATATCCAGGCCGAAGCATCGTATCAGGTAAATCTGTTCTGGAACGCTACGGCCGACGTGCAGTTCTATAGCTGCATCGGCCGTGCGAACAAGTATTTCAAGAACTTCGGGGGCCTCTATCAACAGGCAGGTATCGCCGGTTCGACCGGGGGTATTTCGCTGAACACCGCGAATCCAGCAGGCACAGGGCCGACGTTTGAATTTACCCTTGTCCTGTATCTGATCAAGAACGGCCTGAATCCCGCTTAAGAAGGAGGCCCTGTGTCCGATTTCGCTTTCGTCCCCCAAGGGAACGGTGTTTCGATAAACGCATCCACGGTCAGCACGTCTATCCAGATGCCGGCCATGTCTACTGCCATGTGCGTGACTAACCGCTCGACTACGTCGCCCGCATGGGTCGCGTGGGGCACGGCGGCGCCCACGGCGGCGTTTCCAGTTGCGGGGGCGACAACTGGGGCGCCCGGCATGGAAGTGGCGCCCGGTGCACAGGTGTCTATCAGCTGCAATTTCCAGAACACCTTCGTAGCCGCGGTATTGCTATCCGGTACGGGCGTTATTTCTTTCGTGCCCGGAGATGGGCTATGAGCGTCCGGTCGCCAGGCGTGGGTAC